CTACTTGCATAATTAACACCCATGTATGTATCGTCTTTGTTGACAAGCACACCGTTAATTGTACTAATTGTCACGGATCCTTTTAAATTTTTAAAATACAGTTCTAATTCGTTGCTCGAATTAATTCTCGCTTTAACCCTAACACCGTTGTTTTGGCCAAACTTAATTAAGTTATCAAGCAAAGCGTTACTTGACACTTGAAAATCTGGGCTCTGCCAATTATCTAGAACGATTTGATAATCTCCCGTTTCATCAATAACAATAGTTCTGTCACTGTCTGAGAGTGCTATGAGACGTTCAAAGAATTCTGACACTGTATATAACCCATTTGAAAAAAACGCGCTCTGAATGAATATTTCGCGCGTATAAGCTAGTAGTTCTTGTATATTGTATGAATGATAGCAATAATTGACCGAATCTTTATTTTCAATCTTACCGCCATCTACGATGACAAATTGATACTCTTTTGTGCCAAAGTCTAACTTAACAATAGTGCCTGGCGTTAATGCTGGTTTTATTATCTCTGTTGAACCACTAAAATATAATCTTATAGCATAAGATGTTGTTACTTCATTTTTGATTAAGTCACCAAAGTTAACTGGTGTGACCAATTGACCGAAAGGTGTCCATACATCACTATCATTTAAGTACTTAAATGTGCAGTTCATAAAGTCACTTCCTATCTCTAATGCTTATACGGCCGTATTTGTCGTAACTAATTTGAGTATTATTTGTAATCACAAGTTGGCCTGTTTGAAGCTTCATCATAGTAATATCATTGTATTGATTAGCAATCTCTTTTAACTTCGCACTGTTTTCTGATATCTTAGTAGCGAAAATCGCACCAAACTTAGTTAACAAACTAAACATCGCGGGTACATTTCCTGTTAGAGCTGTTGCGCCTGTAAACCCTATTTCGGCTGCTTGTCCCATGAAACCCGCTAGTTCTTGCCCGCCTGCTGCGCCGACAATTTGGCCAAAAGAGCTGATAAACATTTCAGCACTAATTGCGCCAGTAAAAACGCGCACGTTTTGGGATTGCTTAGCATTTGCTTGAGATGGTAATGTACCAACCTGTTCGTTAAATATATCTGAAGACCCATCATCAACAATTGAACCGGAAATGACATTCTCAACCCTTAATTTAATAACATCTTTTTCACTAGCCATTTAATCACTTCCTTGACAATGTTATTTGTAAATATTCAAATCCGTTTTGTTTATATCGGTTTAAAGACATCGTGTATTCGACACCTGTTCTTGTGATGCCTATCGACTTTCTGACTCGCTTAACAGTCATGTCATAAGTTGCATTCGTTCTTGCGTTTGAATAAAACAGCTCAATTAGTCTCCTATGAAGAATGTTGCTCGTTTGAACAGCGACAGTCACATTTAATACTTGTGAATCACCGTTGACATCGATTGATGGGTTCCTTTGGCTGATAATTTGAGTTTGGTTTAACGTTGGTTGCAAAGGCTCTGATTCCGCTGTAATGCCTTGTATTTGAACATAGCCATCAATGACTATATCATTTAAACCTAATATATAATACTCTGCGGTTTCCGGAACTGCTCCATCAGTTACTTTTAAAGCAAAACCTTCGTCGTAAGTGTCAGGGTCATAACTACTTGGTGCACTTAAATCAGCTGGATCACTCGCGATATGAGTATCTCTATTGGATTCAAGTTGTAAATCCCAATAAGATGAGTCGCTGGATAGCCACGCTTTTTCAGTCGAATCAACCGCATCTTCTAACCATAGATACAACTCTTCATCATCCATCGCGAATGATGACGTAGATGTGACATCCCCGATTAAAATAACGTGAACCATTTCGATAGATTCGTTATCAAAATTACTATCGATTGATTTAACACTCACTGAGAAAGGTGTATCACTTACTGATGGCGAGCGCCATACTAAACGATATTGATATGTTTCAGATGTTGATGTATCATCATCTTCAAAATCATCGGTAACTTCTGACCAGACAGCATTACTCGTTAAAATATAAGTATTGATTATTTTAATAAAATCATGTTGATAGTTTAATGGTATTTGAAAGATTAATTGTAAAGGCGTTTGAACTGCTTTTGCGCCTGGTATTTGAGTCAATAACCCTTGCCCAAACTTGATGATACCTTGTATATCATACATGGTGTTATTTTTGTCTTGGATATTTGAATTTTCAGTCAGTTTTAAAGAATACTGTGGGTCTTTATTTTCAAGTCCTAAAAGATAATTAATATCTTCTTTAATAACTGGTTTTAATAATTGTTCTATTGTTCTCATTAAATTGCCTCCGCTAACAGATTGAGCTGATTTTGGAATACATTTCTATTTTTGAAAATCATTTTTTGTGCTTCTTCTTCAGCAATACTGCCTGAAAGAATGCCAATCAATACTGGTTTAGCTTCTATACAAGCTTCTTGTATCCAGCCTTCGTTCGGGTTAACACCAGGTCTATTGATCCATATGCCGTTTGTATAAACCGCGTATGGCGCTAACTCACCACCAATAACAATATCCCAAGTACCAACCTCAGCATTCCAAACCTTCTTTATTGCATTAATCGCAAGGTTGCCTGAATCTTTTGGTGCTTTGATTTTTAACCAAATAACAAGATAGTCTACTGCTTGTTCTAACCTTGCTTCATATCTGATCATTTTAACGCTACCGTATACCTTTGATTGAACTCATCATACTCAACGTATTCAACACGATACTTGCTGTTTTTAAAAATAACCATGATGTCATTTTCTCGATCAATACCTTTTAATTTTGAAACGTTGGTGCTACCTAAAATTAAAGTGATTTGTTTTCCTTCAATATTACTTCTAAAAGACCTCGAGCATCTTTTAGCTTGTGTTGGTGCACACCAAAACTTAGTACCTTCTAAATCATATTTTCTTTTCTCACCATCATCGCTAGTAACTTGCAAGTGCCATGACGCTGTGAATGGTTGACCTGCTCTATTCTCCACCATCAATACCACCCGCTAGATATGATGTGATTCATCAAGGTTCTTTTTGCGTTTCTACATATAACAATGCGATCTATAACACTTGGATCAACAATAGCCCCTGTTAAAGCGTTGTAGCCACTTACATTTGAGTAATCAGTTTCATCAAGTTCATACTTTAACTGCTCCATTGCGGCTCTATTAACATAACTCTCTTGCGCATCTGATAAGTCATCAATATCAAAACCAGGCATCCTTGAAACGATATATTCTTCAATCTTCTCGACTGTCAAGGCAATTCTAGCACTAGCAGCGTTGTCTGGATCATCGCCTCCATCTAAGTACTCATTCAAATCGATGTTGTATCTATTTCTAAAATCTTCTTTCGTGAAATTTGTAAAAGCCATAATTGCCCCCTTAATAAAAAATAGGGTGGCAGCAAATTACTACCACCCAGTTGGTTTATTTTGTTTCTTCCTCTGTAGTAGAGGTTTTGCTTGATTTTTTCTTTGGTGTTACTTTGTTGTAGCCTTTTTCTTTGTAAGACGCTAAACTATCTTCATCAATCAATTCAAAGATAGCGCCATCTCTAGTGACCTCTATTTTCTTTCCCATAGTCAATCACCTATTAAACTGCAGCTACGTTGTGCAAATAGATACCTTTTGTTTTGTTTGATTTAGCAGCACAATATCCATACTTGCGATTTGACACTCTATAAGCATCATAGTCAGCGTCAGGAACGTCTACAGGTGTAGTTGTTCTCTTAACTGCTTGAGTGATTGCTGTTGGGTGCACAATCATAAAGTTGATATTTAATCCAGTTGAAGCATTTTTAATGAAACCACCTGCTTCTTGACCTGAAGTTTCACCATCATACAACGTGATTGCTGTATAGAATCTTGCTTGAGGAACTGGAATAATTTGTGAAAATTCTGCTAATGTTTCACGAGATTTGGTTGTATCCAATGTTTGAATTGCTCTATACAAAGATGCTTCGATGAACAAAATACGTCCATCCATTGGCACTTCGTTTGAATCCATTGAACCCATACCTGTGTTGATTGCAGCGATTGCAGTTGATGCTGTAAGAGTTGCCTCAGCACCAGCACCTTTTGCAGCAGCATATTTTGCGAATCTGTATGCGTCAATTTCAGGAATTGACCACACTCTTTCATACTCTGCAGCTGCGTCCATGTAAAGACCGCCTACTTCCAACTCATCTAATGCGTCGATGAGGAATTTACGACCTCTATCATAATCTGGTGTAACTGTTTGCCATGCTACAGTCACATCGCCTGATTTGTATGCTCCACCACGAGTCATTGACCCCGGACCTTGAACAGATACTTTTTTAATCTTGAATTCTTTTCCGACCATTTGAGCTTCTGCGTTGTCTAACACAGATGTCAATGCGCCTCTCTTGTACATTAAATCTAACGCTTGTAGATATTGTACTGGTAATGTAATTGAATTTGCCATAATTTAATTAACCTCTTTCTTTTAATTTTCAGATTTTATTTTTCTTTTTTCTCAAAGCCATATTTAGCAGCAATTGCTTCTGCATCCATATCGCCTACATTAAAACCATCACCCTTGATCTCTCTACCAAATTTATCGAATTTTTGTTGAGGGTTAGGGTCTTGCTTTTTTGATTCAAACAAGTAAGCGTCTGATTCTTTCAAAGTTTTAATTTGATCTTCAAAGCCGTTTAATTTACCATCGACAACATTGACGTTTTCCATGTTCAATAACGCTTTAGCAGCTCTAGGGTTACGAGCCCCTGCTTCTCTTAAGGCGTCGTTAATTAAGTAATCTCGTTCGCGAGTCTTAATGTCTGCTTCGTATTTTTCTTGAACTGCCTTGTTTTCTTCTTGAAGCTTAGCGATAGTTGCTTTAAGTTCATCAGCATCTTTTGATCCTGATACTGCAGCGTCTAAATCGCTTGCTAACTTCTCATTGTTGGCTTTTAACTCTTTGTTTTGTTCGCTTACATCATTGAATCTTGATCTTGGAATGAAGTTTTCTTGTGGTTCTAAAACCACATCGACATCTTTGAACACTTCGTTGAGTGCATTAAGTTGTTCTTCATTCAATTTTGATTTTAATTCTGCGTTTGGTTTAAACATTTAAATACTCCTTCTCATTTGTTGACGCGGTTTTGTCCGCATTTAGGAATAGGATTTTTCGCATTCCTGCGTAATTTGTATTTAAAAAAGACCCGTTAAGGTCTTAATTAACTATATTGTTCTTCATCCTTTGTTACTCTTGTGCGCCAATCATAATATGCTCGACCATTTTTAAGCGAGAATTTACGATAGTTACTTGTTAATCTCTGCCACCGTTTGCGGTATTGCGAAGCTTCCTTATCTTCGCCGACAGCTCGCAACGCTCTCTCTTCTAACTTCATATTGCGAATATTACGCTCGTATTGTCTTTGGCGATTGTTGATTGTGTTCTCTCTCTTGATGGTTGCTTTATCATAGTCTTCTGGAGGCTTTGATTTCGGCGTATATGGTATTAGCCTGTGTCTGCAGTTGTAACCATTTATGATACCATTACCATCGCCTCTAGGACCTTTCAAAGCATCATCTAAAGGTGTGAACGGGATTCCGTCTATTGTGCCTATACGACCCTTAATTGAATACAGTTTGCCTTGATACGGTGAGCATCTAGGAGATGCATCCGGATGACTTGAAGTCCATACTAAGTCTTTGCCATCTTCTGCATACTTTTTCAAATCTTGAAGATTCGCTTCATAACGTGTCTTCATCTCCGCGTAGTTGCGTAAATTCATCTTATAAGGCTTACCATTGCGATCTGTTCTATAAACATTTGCCGGATCTAACGCAAGATTCTTTAATTGCCTTTTAACAATCTTCTCATATGATTGGATGACTGGTTGTCCAGCTGAGTCTTGGGTTAGCACGTTTCTAAAGTTGTTAATGATTTGATTTTGCTTTCTAGGATCAAGACCCATGAACTCTCTTAAGTTAATATTGTATGATTTAGCAACGTTATTGATTTCTGGTTTGTATCTTGCTAACTTGTCAATTGATTTAAGAATGGCAGCGTTAGCAACCTTCAAAGACTGTCTATAGGTATAATCCCAACGTTGTGCGTTCTGTGCTAGAGCGTATTGTACTTGTCGCCTGTCTTCGATTGGGATGTTGGAAGTTACGTCTTTAATAATCTTCTTTATTTGAAGTGACACTTGATTCTTAGGAATATCTTCTTTGTATGATTTAATGATTGCTTCTTTAATTAGTGTTTGAGCTTCTTGAACCGCTAAAACTTGATTCTCGGCTATATTTTGTTTAGGACTTTTGAAATCAGACATTATCGTTATTCTTCTTCACCTTCAGGCACGTTGTTTTCGTCGATATCTTCATCGACTAAGTCTTCCATCCTTAATGCTTCTGGATTATCTATCGCCATACCATTTTCAAGTTTAATGCGGTCAATGATATCTTGTTGCTCATTGTCGGTTAATGTTGGATAGATTCTCTTAACAGCTGTCTCAGTATCAGCGACGCCCATTGCTTTTGCTCCGCCCCATGTATTAATCAACTCTTGGTCACTTGATTGAACGTATTCAGGCCAGTGGCATGTGATTGTACAGTTATCAAAGTCAATATCAATCATCTCATCGATACCGGGCTGATTCTTAACAATTCCATTGTTGATTAACCAACTATTGAGTTCTAACAACTTCATTAGCATATTTTCAAGGTACGGTTTCCACATTCCAATCATTTCGTTGCGTGTATCAATTGTATCTTTTTGTCTTTCAAGTTGTGATTCATCTGATGCGCTGATTGATTCAAAGCCAATAGCCATGCCACCAAATGATGTTGGTGACATATGAGCATTAGCACATATCATACCAATCTCAAGTTTCCATTTTTTAACAAAAGATTCGGTTTTATCATTTGCTTGCAAAACAGTTGCTGGAACAGTCTTCCCTTGTGTTTGGTCAATGTCAACATCTGGGTTAACATAGTTTGTTTTAAATTTGTCTCTAGAGCGAAGAGGTTTGCCGTCACTGTCTTTATCAAGCCAACCCATAGGGTAGACATAGATAGACTTGTTATTACGAACCTCAGCCGAATTTTCAGAATACAACTCATCAAGTTTATCAAAACTTACAATGCTACCAGCGTAATCGCTTGATCCATAGAACGAACTTGGAAAGTCCCTGTTTGGGAGTCTGTTTGGTTTTTCAAAAGCAAGCATGCCTTTGATACCTGGATAAACAAAGCTTTCTTGTTCAATATCGTCGGTTAACTCCGGACAAACACTCCAAGAGTCAAAAGGAATAACAACCTCTCTATCGTTTTTTAACTCAAACAAAGTATATGTGATCAGTGCATCACCTAACTCAACAGGTGTGTTCGTTTCATTCCATTGCTCGCAATAACTAATG